TAGAACCTCCGAGAGCAGAACTACCATTTACTTGTAAAGCACTCGTTGTGTTATCAGTTGCACCATTTATCAAAGTGTTACCGTTAGGACTAATAGCTAATCTGAAGTGTGGAGTAGAATGTGCTTCGCTACCTAAATATTGAATAACAGAGAATAAATTTTCTCCAGCTCTTGAATCCATTCTGAAAATACCTCCATCAACAGCTGTATTTAAGTGAGCCACATCAACTTGTCCGACATTTATTCCATAAGAAAATACTTGACCATCTGTTTCGTTAATCAAACCAGAGTAAATACCATTCACGTTATTACTGAAAATTAAACCAGAGTCTGTAAAAGTATTATCAGTCTTTCTAACCTGCATATTCCAACTACCAGTTCCAGATGTTCCTGAAGTGATTGTGCTAGAAAGTCCACCCTTAACCTGTAATGGCAACCCACTTCCATCATCTGCATCTCCTAAGAAATAACCTACTCCTAAAATACCATTTCCTGAAGCATCAATACGAGCGTCAAAAATACTAGGGTTTCCACTCCAAGAGCCTTGACCATTCTTCATCATCTGCACGCCAAAGTGTTCGTTGGTGTCGTCAACTACTGAGTAAAATCTAATTGCTCCTAAAGCAGCGTTTTGTAGAGTGTCGTCTGAATTTAAGTTAGTGTCCCAAAAAGCACCTAAACCTGAGGTGCTATATTGTCGGACATTGTGATTGGAACGAACTGCTATGCCAGAAATTGATTGAGATAAGTTACCGAGAATTTGAACGGAAGAAACTGTATCATCAGTCGCTCCATAGAATAAACTACGCCCATCTGGAGTAATAGTCAACGCATTTGTGTAAGAAACCAATGAACCAGCTGTGCCGACAGGAGCAGCTATAAAATTAAGAGTCCCTGCACCGCCGAAATCCTGATAAATCTTGTAAGCAGAATTATCACTAATATATTCTTGTTGAGATGTGTTTGAGTTATAAAATCCATTGAAAGCTAGTGTTGGCCAGAAGCCCTCAAAGACTAGGTTGCCGAGATACATTCTAGCGTCACCAGCGATAGGGACAGAAGTAGAGTCACCGATTATAATGTTTTGACTAGAGCCGACTACTACTTTTGGGAAAGTAAAAGTTCCAACTGTGGTTTGAGGGGTTGTTTGGTCAATCTTTAATAATCCTGAAATATCCGTTACTCCGACAGGTGAGGGAACATCTAAACGAGAGAATGTATCATCATCTACTGACAGGGTCACGGTTGGTAGTGTGCCACCAGTTTCTTTGACAGATACTATCTTAAACAAAACTCTAGTCGTGGTGTGGTCAATAAACAACGAACCACCATAAGATGACATTGAGTATTCAGCGTCTACGAGAGTTAAAGGAATAGTCAGCGTAGAAGTTCTAAGTAGAGCTTGGTTTGCACCTGCTAGGTCGGTAAGCCAAACTTCACCTCGGAGTTGAGTTTTCTTTGAGGTGTTAGAAACTTTAGCAGTAATATAAAAGAACCGCATACCGTCAGTGACACGATAGTCAGGAGTTGTGAGAGGTGTGATAAATTCAGCAAGGGTTGTTTCACCATCGTTAGCGGTCGCGGTAATTAACTGAACTGCCTTTATTGGTAAAGTAGTTTCAGCATTATACATTCCTGCAACATCAGAAGCATCTTTGGTGAAGAACCAAGATTTAACACCACCAGCAGGTAGTATATTTTCTATTTTTAATTTATTTTCGTCTGTCCCAGTTCCCTCTGAAAGTTGGATACCAACACCTGCGACGAATTTATCTACTATGTAGCCTGCTACTGGGTCGGAGGAGTCGTATTTGACTTTTTCATCAGTAGAAGCATTTGGAGCGTATTCTACTCCATCTCCAGTTGAGTTCACTCTTAAAACATCGAAAGGATCACCAAGGGTAGCGACCTCAGATAGTATTATGAGCTCTTCTGGGGTGAGTTCAGATCCCGGCTGATTAGCTAAATATCCCATGGTTTATTTTTTGTTAAGTGGACATTATCCTCTTGACACTATTGAAAGCTTGAAGCAACCTATTTATCTTTAACTCTTTATCCTTTAGAGAATTAGAATACACTTCTAACGAAGACTCTTTTTCTGTCAAATAATTCTCTTTCTTTTTAAGATCATCCAACTTTGATTGATAAGTAGAATTTATATCAAATAAAATTTTGTTAGCATCAGAAATTTTCCCTTTTATAATCTCCAAATCTTGCCTACCTTGTTCAACTTCTGACTTTAAAGAATCTTTCTCAACAGAAAGAGATTTTATTACACCTTGGACGTTAGCCAGTTCTTTTTCTATATCTTCTGGCAAGGATTGTTCTGATGATGTTCCCATTGCGCTTGTCATATTATTATTTTTTAATAGTTTCTCTAACCATACTTTTTCTTTGCAAATCAACGAAAACTTTTGGTAAACCGTTGGCTGCCTCGTTGATATCTTTTATATGTTCAGATGTTTTTATCGACACGCTTTCAACTAAGTCAGATATCATGGTTATAGAATCAGATGTTTTGGCTGTAACATCTTTTTCTAATTCTTTTATATTAGATACTATCGAGCTGACTTCGTCAGCCTTACCTTCCAACTTACCAATCGTATCAGATAACACAGTGATAGTTTCTATCAAATCTGATTTTTTTTCATTAAGTCCTTCTATCTCTGATCTTGAGCATGATATTATTGTTTCTAACTCTGTTTTCTTGATTTGTAACTTAGCCACTTCCTTGGACAATGTATCTTTCTGCTCATTCTCTTTTTTCATAAGTTCATCAAGGCGACCAATCGTTTCATTCATCCTATTAGTTATATCAGAGCTGGAAGAAGCTATCTCTTGATTTTCCTTGTCTAGTTTGTCCCGTTCCGTACGGAGGGATCCTAACTCAGAAAGCAAAGCATCTCTTTGCGCTTGCCATGATCCTATTTGAGCTACTTGCTCTGTTGTTAGTTGTTCTGACATTTTTTTATATTTTAATAACGTATTGAATAATCTACAGAACCCTTAAATGTCGAACCAGCTGATAATGTAAATACTAATGCTTCACCTGGCTTACATTGAAAACGTGGTACTCCGTCCATTCCTGGCTCATCTGTTAAAGTTATACCCTGCCCGGCATCTAGATCCCATGATCCTTTACTCGTAGACCCAGACTTTACCGTTAATGTACCATTAACATCCAAGTCACCCATTATTTCATGGACATAAATATAACCATTTACTATAGCCGCAACAACTGTTGTATCTCCTGGGGCGGCTACTACAGGGATAGATATCTTCGCGCTATGGACATCTTGTAACATAATTTTATAATTTAATTTTAATTTTTTAACGAGAATACCTCTCGGTCAAGTAAGAGGTACTCAGAGTTAGAAAACTAACTAGATTGTAGCTGAATCTCCAGCTGAGAACATCCATCCTCTTAGGTCAGATGCACCCATGACTGCTAATGAGTTGAAATTCAAAACTAAATCTTGGTTACCCAACAAATCGACAACTGCTGGTTCTGATCTTGTTGGTAATGCTTCGATATATAGAAATCCGAAGTCTTGATTCATCATTTTTGAATCAAACATACCCCATGCTAATCCAGTCAAACCCAAATTTTCGTATGGTGATAATTCAACTACTTTGAATGTATCTGTTGCTGGAGCATTATTGAATAAGTTTGTTTGTTGTGGAGCTAAACCTTTATCAATTGTGCTTTTGATTGTTTTTGCAAATTGAGCGGTTTGAGATCCTGCTCTACATACTAATGTATCCAATTGTGAAATCAATGGATTTCCTCTACCATCTTTCTTCAAAGAATGCTGTCTGCGAGCGGCTAACAAAGCTGAATATGTGCATTGAGGTGAGTTTGTAGCTCCGTCAATAATGACGTTACCCCATGCTGGTCCTCCGTCTTCTCTTGGGTGGGCAGCTGTCCAATATTCTACTGCATCAGCTCCTATTGTTGCAATTGGTGTATTTATTCCAACTGCGTTAATAGGTACCCATGTAAAGGATGTATTAAATCCTTGGGCTAACAATGACTGAGCTAAGTAGTTCTTTGCGTGTTCGATGGCATTCTTACCTTCCAAAACTTTTGATTTAACAGAAGATTTGATTTTGGCTGCTGCTGATTCAAATAAGAAGAAGTTTGTTTGGAATGTCAAACGTACTTTCTTTGTAAAGTGCATTTGTACATAGTTCTTTGAGAATCCTTGGATAGGTGCATCAGATGATCCAATACCTCCATCTGGGATAATCTCGGCCATTCCTAGGCCTGTTACTCCAACATCTGTGTAAATCCTTTCGTTATTATCGACTTTATACATAAAATCTAAATATTCAGGTCTTACTGTTGGTGAGACTTTTGGTGCAACGTGCTTTAATACGTTGTTTACGATAACTGCATAATCTTGAATTGTTCCTTGCATGTTTTGTTATTTATATTTAATTATAGTGTTACAAATCTGCAAAGGATTTTCTTATCTCCTGTTGCACCAAATGGAGCTACTTGTACGACTATTCCAGTAGCGGATGTTGTTCCTGTGTTATTTGCTGTGACTGAATCTGTCAAAACCATTTGCTGTCCATTATGGGCGGCGTTGGTATTGTTAGCTGTATTGATCAAAAATGTATCTTCGTCTGAAATGACGATAGTTTCGACTTGTGTTAACGCATCAGCTGCTGCGATTGTTTGATTGCACAATCCTGCTAAGTCAGCTGCCACTGTGGCGCTTGTAGCTGGGACTGCGACTCCAGTTGCTAACATAAGGATTTCTCCTTTGGTTACAACTGTTGAAGATCCTTTATTCAAGAGTACAATTTCTCTAGTATTCTTGATTTGGGCTTGTAATACTTGCATTTAATTATATGGGAAAAGAATTAATCATCAGAGGTGAGTTCGATAGCTTTGTCTTCAGACATTCCAGATGCCATTATCTCTTTTATTTCTGCTTTTCTTTCGTCAGAAAAACCAGATTTAACAATAGTACCTCCTGGAAATTGCATAGCATTTACTTTTTCAGCTACATTTGCTCCGGCTAACACTCTTTCCTGAATTGTCTCTTCAGGTTTGAACATGCTTTCTCTAGCTAACTCTAAGACTGTCATCAAATCTTTACCTGACTTATTTTGCCAGTTATAATTCTGATCAACGAAATCAAAGAATACTTCTCTAGTGTCAGCGTCGTTCATCTCAGGATGCCTTTTCACGAATGTTTCCAAGTTGTTAGACACTTCCGCATCTCTGCGGTCCTTTTCTATCATCTCTTGGACTTCTTCCTTAGTAGCTCCCCCGAGTTCTTTTAACCTAGCTTGGTCTGCTTTCAAAACTTCATCTTCCTCTACTTTCTGATTATTAACTTCTTGTCCTAATTTTTCGTTTAATTGGTTAATATTCTTATCCGACCCATTTAAAGACTTAAGTTCATTTTTAGTGGTCTTTATTTGCGCGGATATTTGCTCTCGTTGTTCGTCGGTTTTAGCCAATTTCCTTCTCTTAACAAGATCCATGAGTTCAACACGCTTTTCATAAGATTCGTCCGACTCAAATTTTCCCTTGTTAGGAACTCTAAAATTATAGCCTTCTTCCTTATTATCAACGGTAGCTTTTGGGGCGACTGGTTCCCCACCTTTATCCTCAACCTTAGTATCAACAGTTTTTTCTTCAGTTTTTACCTCAGTTTTAGGTTCTGGCTCGGCTGTAGTCTTAACTACTTGCTCGTTTCCAGTCTTTATAGATGTTAATGATGCCTCAATTTCTTTGTCTAACTCTGATTCATCATCAACTCCTGTTTTTTCTTCTATTTTTGTTTCTGGTTCCATAATGTTTTCCCCCGTATCGTGGTGGCGACGATGGTCTATATATTAATTATATAACATATTCATAAAAAATACAAAGCAAATTATTCTTCGTCTTTCTTTACAAATTTCAATATTCTTTCTAATTTCTGTTTCAAAGTATCTAAATTAACTGATCCCTCTGATAAGAATGAAATAGCATGTTTTTGGAAATCTCCATCTGAAGATTCTTGATCTATACCTACGGATGTAGAATATTTGAGTGGAACAATAACCAAATATACCTCTTTATCTCTAGCCCTATAGAATAAATATTTTATCTTTGATTTAAAGACCTTGTTGAATGTACCTATCAATTCCTCTCTGTCTACCGGATTACCACATGTACCGATAAATCCAGATGGTATAACCCCATTGAAGAAATAGTCTTTTGGATCTGCTTCTTCCCCTGACACGTCCTTAATAATAATTTTCTTTATATTTTTTGCTGCTCCTTTACCTTTTACTTCTGCTGCTGGAGTACCTTTTGGTACTTCTATTTCTTCTGTTTTTGTTTCTGTCATATTTTTGGCTGATATCCGTCAGCTAGCGGTTTTAATTATTTTTTTGTTGCATTAACCTGTTTGAAAGATTTATAGAATTTATCTATATATTCTTCCATCATAGGAGTTATCTTTTTCTTCACTTCTTCTAAATATTTAGATGTCAAAGATAACGCCGGAACATCCTTATTTATTTTGGCTAATTTATAGCCTTCTTCTATTATTGCGAACTCAACTGGATATGGATGGGTATAATTTATATTTATAATTTGCCCCTTTTTCATATCTTTGTCTAAAACGCATTTTAACTGCCTACCAACTTCTACCACATTAACTCTATCTGACTCCACAAATACTGGAGCAAGCGTATTAAGATTAACCCCATTAACCAAAAAAGATATCATTTCATCTGCTGAAATAACAAATGGTTTTCCTTTTTTTGGGGTAAACTTCATCAGTTTGGCTTTCTTTGCTTCATCAGAATAATTTATCTGTATAGTATAGTTTTCCCTTTTTAACTCTGCGGCTTGTTTAGACATTGTATTGTTGAATAATCTGTCTGTTTAATTTTATCTACCTCAACGATTAGTCGACCAATTAAATCGCTTTCCTTTTCTAATGTTACAGCATTTACTAAAGTTTGGAACTGATCATCTGCAATAACTGTAGTTAGTTGGGTCCTACACAGCTTTAGTAATTCAACAGCCCCCTCTACGTTTTGACTTGTAGCGAAAGCTATTACTTTCTGCATTTTTGTAGTGTTTAAAATTTCTTCTTCCATATTATTTTTTGTTATAATTCACATTAAACTTATTAACATAATCTGGATTTTGATAATTTGTTGATCCCGGTGAATGGTTACTGGCCTTGTCAGTCATCAATACCCCTGTCCCTTTATTATGAAAATCTGCTATCTGTTGAGGAGTATATCCTTGGGCCGCCATAGTTAACGCCCTATTAGACATATACATATCTTGTAATGAAGAATTATTCTGAAAATCTTTGAACGTTACACCTTTAGGCAAATAGCGGTCTTTTAACCTATCGAACTCACCTTTTGTTACTCTATATGCCCCAACTGCGTTTCCATATTTTTTTACTCCTGAAAATTGGTATGATTTGTATGGATCACCTTTTACTATGCTAGTTTCATTGGCTTTTATTGAAGACAGAAATCTAGGTATATCTATATTGATAGCTCCAGCTTTATTAGCGTCCACAAGAGTTGGAGACTGAGCAGTAGGTATCAAAAAATTACCAATAGACTTTCCTGTATCAGCCACTCTACTACCAACTTGTTTGAATATATCGTTTAAGTTTGCCATTAAACTTTCCTTTCATGACCAGCCATAGAGTAGGCGATTGCAACCGCCTGTTTTTGACTTACTGGTCTTCTTGGATTTGACTTTGATACTGGTGCATGAGTGTCCTTTCGTACACCCTCATGCATTATTTTTGATATCTTATTTGATATCGCTTTTGATTCCTTCGCCATATTATTTTTATTTTAATAATATTAACCCTTCGCACCAAACGCTGCTCTACCTATAGAAGCGTCTATAGCTGAACCCATATTTGATTGTGGCCTTACAACCTCTCCTGGAGCCTGTGGTTGTAAAGGATCAGCCCCGTCGGCTGTCATCTCCTGGCCTGGAGCTGGTGATTCTCCGCCTGCTGATCCGCCTCCAGATGCTAAAGACTTCATGGCAGCATCTTTTGCTTCTAGTTCCATTTGTTTCTGCTTCATTTCTAATTGAGATTGAGAAGGCTGTTTGTTCATTATTTCGTCATAGTCTTGCTTTGTTATAAAGTCAAAGATATCCTCTCCCTGTATTTTTAACATTGTTTCTAGCCCTTTTAGTTTAGAAGCAGAACAATCTGGATCATTGTTCCTCAGCGCGAATATCTGTGTTATTTCATTAGTGATAACTGGATAAACAGCCATGAACGTCTGCTTCTTAATCTCCTGAGAAGGCAATAACATTGAAGAAGGATCAATGTTAAACTCTATATATGGTGAATCATGCCCATGGTTCTTTAATTCTGTAAATAAATTTCTAGCTGATACTGTCCTTGGTTCAACATTATCTAGCACCTCTCCATCAGGGGTAAAATCAAAATTTAACCTTAAATTTTTAGAAGCGGCCACAACTTTACCTTTTGGCTTATCTCCATCCATTATCTGTTTCGATTCTATAAAGTAATCAGGGTTTTGTCTTGCGAACTCTGCCAATTGGTCGTCAGAATCTATCATAAACACCTTGTCCACAGAATATGTCTGTTTTATCCAAGATATAGCGATATGAGCATCTTTCTTTAAACCTTGCACCATAGAGTTCCTTGGCGGGGTGAGTCTATTATAGGCTGCCTCCTTCAAAATAACGGTAGATCCCAATGTAGTCTCTGACTGTGTCCCAGCTACAATATTGTTAACTCCAGTGTTATCCTCGATATTACGTTTCTGTCTATCGGCGAAATCTAAGCCAGCTGTGATATTACCATTAGTTCTAACTACATCTATATTGGTCCCTTGTGTCTTTGGGTTGACAATATTCGGACCTCTCTTATATGATCCTGTACCATTTTGGACCTGAGCTCCAAACAATAATGGGAATATCTCAGCCTCAACCTGTTGAGCATTAAGAGAATTTATATATGTGTAAATAGCTGTGTTTCCACGCATCATCTCATACAGACCTACTCCATGAGGGTCATTAGGATCTTTTACAAAACATCTAACAGTGATAACTGAACCAAACCCTTCGTCATTTGGTAGTTCATCATTATATATCAAAAGTTTTCCGCATTTTATAATGTATTGATTCGTTAGATAATTCTCATAATAACCTATTGTAACGTGAGTCCTGAGTTTATCTTTATTCTCGTCTTTAGCTTCTACGGAAGTTGAACAATAGTCTAACTTCTTTTTATTTTTAGCTGCTTCTGGATACTTTAAGAAAAACTCTTCCTTGGTCATATCTTTTTCATAATAAACCTCGCCCCATGACCAATAATCTCCATGATTAGCCCCCAGTCCAAGCCATGTCCTAGTAACATCTAAAGGCTCCCTGTAAATATCATCAAAAAGAATCTTTTGAACGCCTTTCCGCTTATTCTGTACTCTTCTAGGATATACTCTCCATGCTGACCACCCATAAGTTAAAAGTGATTGATAAACCATCCCTAGAGTGTTCTCTCCATTACCACCATCCATAATCCAAGTCCTTTTCCATAATTCATAAGCTGCTTTAGCCCATACTTTGTCGTCAGCGACAACATCAGCGTTAGGAAGTTTCCCGCCTAAAACAGAGGCTGCAATAATAATCTTAGAAAAAGCAATTGGTTCTTGAGAAACAGGTACTCCTGATCTATTCTGGTCTCTATCCGTCAATTTCATCGGATAGACATTCATATCATAAGCACCATTGGCCATCTTGTTATAGAAGACCATTGAACCCCATCCAGACTTCTCATACAGTTTTTGTCCGTATGTAACATTAGTATTTATGAGGTTTATAGATATCTCAGCAGCCAGCGCATCGAATTTTTCTCGATACTGGTTCTTTTTCATCGCGTCCTTCTTCAGATCAACAAAATTAACGACATCACTGTCCTCTTTCTTTTTGAGTTTCTCTGGATCCTCGATTTCTCTTGGATTAACTGTCATGTCTGGCTCCATGTTTTGTAGTTTTTTAAGAAAATAATATTTTCCCTTTTATACTATTAATTATACTATCAAACAATATTTAAGACAAGCGAGGTCCTTGACCGGGCACCTCTGAAAACATAATCCTAAGCATGCTTTCTCCTTCCCCCGGTTTCTTTTCTCCAATATATTTCCCGAGTTCTTGCAACACAGCATAAGCAATCGAAGAAGCCATTACAAAGTCGTCATGTTTCCCTGCCATTGCCTCCGGCCTACCCTTTTCATTCCTCACAAAAGTAAACATTTCGTTAAGAAGTCCAGCTGGAAAACCTGAATCTCTCCTATTGAACACGGTCTTCAGCGCAGCTAACGAAAACGGTCTGGTCGAAGAAGTAGTCTTCCATCCGAAATATTTTGTAATATTATGTGTGATATCATCGAACACTTTCCTATAATATAAATTAACATACCCCATCTTTTCTAGAGAATCATTCACCCATAGCCCATCTTTATTCGCCTCAACCGCTAGTAGCGCCCAATTATAAAATTTTCCTAAGTTATAAGCCACAATCGCCAACTCAGCTGGGTCGATATGTGACCGATACACAGCTACGCATTCTTCAGTCTGGTGGTCAACAACATATAACAATTGATAATCGCCATGAACGAGTCCTTCGGCTGTATCTCCACCTATAACATACTGATGCCCAATGATCGGAGCTGTGAACATCTCCATATCCCCCATCGAGGCCTCTTGGAAAAAAGGATCTCCTTTCTCATTTCTTGCGAGTTCGCCTCTCTGCCCTTTTGGGGCCTTCAATAATAACGAAGCCACTTTAGCTGACGCAAAATACATCTGCCCAGTCGATAAAAACGCTTCCTCTGGAGTCGTAGGATACTCCTGCTTAAGTTTCTTTACAGCATCTGGGGAGTTCTTACCTCCAAACTGCAGCCACTTCATGTAGTAATAAGTTATCTCCTTATCCGTTAAATTATTCTCAGTCTGATAGCTAGCCCAATCAATCTCACACTCTTGCATCGTAGCTACCGGAATGTTCTCTGGTATCTCATTCATTTGCTTATCATCATACTGCCAATTATAAAAATGCGGCATAAACTGTACGCGTGACATCATCGGCGTAATTTTATCTCTAACAAGCCAGTTCTCGTGGAACAACTCATAAAACCTTCCCGCCATACCTTCGGCCGTACTTTCAATAAAAATAAACCCATCAAACGGAACAGCTGGGAATGTTCCAACCTCTACCTCCAAAGACCTCTTAGGATACATCGCGCACATCTTTGCAAACTCTGAAATATGTACATAGTGGAATGTTCCAGACCTTCCAGATGTTGAAACAGTTATTGAGCTCGTAGATCCTTCCTCAGGACCATAATCTTTAATCACCTGCAACTTTCTAGCAGAGCTTTGCCTTATTTTAAAATAAGCCCCCTTAACATCTTCTGGCATGTTCCTTACAGCATAATCAATCTTTCTATCAAAAAACTCTTTAGCATCCTCAATTTTGTGAGCTACAACGAGTGCCTCCTTGTTTGTATTAAACAATATCTCGTCCAACATAAATATCTGAATAAGAGTCGTAAACCCTAATTGCCTAGACTTTAATATAATATGTCTATGATATGGATTTGGAATATTCAAATACCCATCAAAAAAATCTCTCTGCGCCCTGTTCATTACAAAAAGCTCCTTAGTACCCTTTTGGGTAATAATCCAGTATAAATTACTCATTCTCCAAACCTTATCAGTAATGAGTCCTGGCTTCATTAACAACTGATCTACAACAGACTTGTTATGCTCTGTTTGTTTTGTTGCCATAAATTAAAAATCTAAATCCACCTTAGGCTGAACTTTTTCTATTTCCTTTTTGGATGGAGAGTTGTTATTAACTATCTGATTCTCGACTTGTTGTAATACGAGAGTTCTTAATTTGTTATTCCCATCATTCTCCTTACTCTTTCTAGCCTCCCCAGTAAAAGTCTTCCATGCTCCCGATATCGCATTCAACGCACCCACTAAATCTTTATTCGAAAACTCTTTGAGTCCTCTCGCCTTAAACTCAGCCATAACAGCCATAGCCATATTATCTGATTCCTCTGCTAACACAAGCATAGCATTCTTAAAACCGGCTGTAGCCTCAATTTTTGATTTTGTAGAATTAGCTATAGCACGAGAATACCCCACATCAAGCGCAGCATCACGTCTAGTTCTAACCCCACCACCAAAAATCCTTCTGGCGTATGCCATTTGCTTAATTGTATATCCTCCGTTATAGAATATTTTAGGCATATTTTATAGTTTTTAACACCTTATACCTCAATTATAGCGTTATTCGGGTTAGAAAACAAGCTAAGCATGGGCGATTCTTGGTAAAATACCTATTGACAAATAATTTTGGGCATTGTTAAATAAAAAAAAGTTCTTATGCCCACCAGTTTTTACCGAAATTTGTCAAGCGATTCTCCTCGTAAAATGGATTGAAAAAATTTGACAAATTTTGTCATTTGTGAAAATGGGCACAAGAAAAGGTCAAAAACAGTTCTCACATATACACGTCTAGGCGATATATAAATATATTTTTATTAGAAGTATTCTGGGAAAACACAATTCTTATGCCCAATAATTTGTCAACCCCCGTCTTTTTGATGGTGTTTTAGTCGTAAATGCTCTTGACAATGAATTTGGGCATTGTACATATCGCTTGACATGTTATGCCCAAAAGTGGTTTTTGTGTGTCGTTTCTCGAACAAATATCAACCCGAAAACTGGGCATAACAAAAATGCCTTATGCCCAGCGTGTTGTAATATGTGTTTTTCATTTGACATATTTGTCACTTATGTTGGTATTAGCTCTATTCTCCAGAATTTTTATGGTTTGGGACCCCTTTTAATAGGTGAAAAGGGGGTATAAAAGTACCCCTACCCCATGTTCTGTATATTTGTAAGTTAGGATTTCTCCGGATAAATATATGTTTTGAAGTTTTAATGTAAGGATTTCTCCGGAGAAAAATGTAGTTGTAGCTGGTATAATCGATCCGATTCGGGGAGAAACAATATAATTTATTACCGATGTTGGGAAAACCGATATAATTTATTACCGATGTGGGGAGATTTTTATAGTTTTTATAGATGGGGTGGATGTTTTTATACAATTGTATGTATCATAAGGGAAAGGGGTTACCCCCTAAGCCTATTTGAATAATTATATATTTATAGACTGTATATTTATTTATTGTTATGTAATGTATTAAAAAAAATATGTATATATATAGAGAGGGAGTTGATAAACGACGACGAAGAAAAGGTATGTGTATTATATTGCGCGAAATTATGATATGGTTTGGGAGATATGTCAAGGATTATTAGGGTAGATTTAGGAGAGGATATCTATATGGTTAGCCTCCCTCCCACCCGTGCCATCTGCACCCATTTTTAAAATTTCTCATCAACCCGAATAATCATTTCTATTATATACCTTTATATTGTGCGACACTTTTTATTGTGCGACTACTTCTCTCGGCGCTTTAACACATTACAATTATATGTCAACCCATTTATCCACTGTTTGACTGTTGACACCGCCACCGCATTAGAGTAATATAATAGATGAGGATAGTTCTTTTATAACTATACATAAACAAGACAGAGAACAGTTGACTTAATCAATGGGCTTTTCTCCCGCCTTTATGTTTATGAATAGTTATAAGAGAATTAACAACAGCCCGTAAAAACATAAATCGGACTGGAAAATAATATGAATGCAAAAAATTTACATATAATTAAAGTAAAATATTTACCCGCTACCAATTACAGAGGTGCGAGGATAAAACTAATAAGCGAGAGGTTTAAAAACTCTGTAACGTTGCAGAGAGATTATATGACAAACAGCGGAACACAACAGGCTATAACATATTTAAGACGACAAGGACAGAGAATTGTCGGACAAGGCGAGGGGATAGGGTGTGAATATGTTATTTTAAGTGCTGTTAACAACAGTTTTAAAGAAATAAAATAACATGATATATCTATATACAA